GCCCGTGACGCCGAACGTGCCGCCGATGCTCGCGTTACCCGTGACGACAACCGACGCGAGCGTCGACCCGCCGGTCACGGTCAGCGTGCCGCCGATGGTCGCGATGTTCGTGACGCCGAGCGAGGTGAGCTGCGAGGCCGCCGCGTAGAGCACCCCGAGGGTCGATTGCCCGGTGACGCCGAGCGTGCCCCCGACCGTGGCGTTGTTCGTGACGCCGAGCGAGGCGAGCGTCGAGGCCCCCGTGACGCCGAGGGTCCCGCCGACGCTCACGTTGCCGGTGAACGCCGTCGCGCCGGCATTCTTGAGGACGACGTTGCTCGAGAGCCGCGCATCGGCGATCGTGCCGGTCAGCGCGCCCGCCGGCAGGTTCGTCAGGCCGGCGCCCGAGCCGGCATACGAGGTGGCCGTGACGGCGCCCGCGATGGCGAGCGCGCTCCCGCTCTCGCTGATGATCGAATCGCCAATCGTGGAGGACGACAGCCATTTCGCGACGTGGCCGGTCGTGCCCGGACCGATCGGGGCGCTGCCGCCGCCCCCGCCCCCGCCGCCGCTCGGGATGACCGGGGCCGACCCGCTGCCGGCGCCGGCCGTCGTGTCCGAATTCCAGGCCGCGATCATGTTGCGCCAGGTGCCCGAGAACAGATCGCCCTCCACCGCGACGACGGATCGCTCGGCCCACATGCCGGTCGCGTTGACGATGGTCACTTCGGTGATGAGACACGTCACCGCGTGCAGGTGCCGCGAGGGCGCGTCGATCACCTGCGCCATGCCCGGATGTAGGCCGGGGCGCTTCGTCTTGTACTTGACCGTGCGCGCCTGCTGGATCGCCTCCGCGAGGCGCCCGTCCGCGAGCGCCTGCGCCTGCGCGGCATCGAACACGTCTTTTTCGATAAAGAGCTTTTCCCATTGGCCGGGCGGCGTCGGCCAGACGCCCCCAGGCGGCCCGGCGTAGCGCAGCGTCGGGAAATAGCCGGTGTACTGGAACGTGATCAGGTTGCCGGCCGCCGGCGGGTCGGGCGATCCGTTCAGCATCCGTTGCAACGTCGAGGTCGGGTTATCGACAGTCCAGTAGGGAATGCCGAGCGGCGTGTCGGAGATGTTCTCGTTCACGTCCCCGTTGACCGCATCGTGATTCGTGACGTAGCCGCGATGCGCGCTCACCCAGTTACTGATCACGAACGCCGACGTGCTCCCATCGCCGGTGTACGTGTCGATCGCATCGTGCAGGCCCTGGCCGGCGAGGACGAGCGTGCGGTTCGCGTAGTCCGCGAGACTCGGCTCGACGGTGATGTCGCCCAGGACGTTCCCGTCCCCCTCGGCGACGTTGAACGGCGCGGGCTTCTGCGCCGCCGGAAACATGCGCAGCACGAGGTCGTAGTCGATCTCCCAGAGCAGCGGCGTGTCGGTGCTGTTGCTCAGGGTGACGATTTGATTGAGCACCGCATCGACCCGCTGGAACGCATAGATGGTCGTCCCGAAGGACGGCCCGTCGATCTGCGCGGGGTCGAGCGTGACGCCCCAGTCCGCGAGGTACGGGAGGATCAGTTGGAGCCAGCTCTTGACCGTGCCGGCCGGGAACGTCAGATTGAGGACGCGCCGTTCCGCGAGCTCGTTGTTGTCGGCGGCGGTGATCGTCAGTTGCGTCTTGAGAATCGCCGCGCCCCGGAAGCCGGCCTCGATGGGATCGGAAATCGAGCCGCTGAAGATGCGCACGCCGTCTTCGGTGAGGCCGACGGGCGAGCCGATCGGCGTGGCGGCCAAATCGGTCGGGACGGTGGCGTCGAGGCGGTTGCGTCCGTTGGCGACTTCGCTGATGCGGAAGTCGAGGAGCAACGGCACCGGCGTGCCGTTGATCGAGAGGACGTAGTTCCCGCCGACGGGCCGGCCGCTCATTGCAACCCGTAGCGTTTGATGACGCCAGGCATCTGCGGCACGACGACTTCGGCCAGCTTCCTCCCGTCCACCTCGAGGATCGCGGTCCCGCCCGTGCCCGTGAGCCCGAGCTCCTTGCCGCTCAGCGGCACGACCGCTTCGGGGCCGCCCTCGCCGATGAGCGCCAGCGTCGGCCGCCGCACGATCCCGCCCCGCGCCATCGGCACCGGCGGGGTGTCGCCCGTGACCGAGGTCTGATACTCGATCTTGACCGGCTCGATTTGAATGCCGTTGAACGAGCCCTCGATGTCGTCCGCGGTGGTCTGCGCCGCACCGCTGAGGGTCTTAAAGTCCTGCGGGAGATCCGCGCCGAGCACCTTCCCGATCGCGATGAGCACGTCGAGGATCTTCTCGTTGACCGACTTCATGTTCTCGCCCACGAGCCCCTGCTGCTCGGCCTGGTCGAGGAGGGATTTCGTCGTGTCGTCGGTGATGGCGCCGTACTTCTGTTGCGCCTCCCACAGCGATTGGAGCACCGGCTGACTGAGCGCGAGCGTGCGCGACACGTCCCCGCCCTTGTCGATGATCCCTTGGATGCTGGCGCCGATGTCGGCGGCCGCGGCCTGGAAGCCTTCGGGCGAGAGCGCGTTCGCGCTCATGAGGTTCTGGAGAATCGCCCCGGTGTCCGAGATCTGTTGGAACAGCGGCTTCATCCCGTCGTCGTTCACGAGGTTGAAGTCCGCGAGCAGCTCGTCGATGACGGCGGAGCTCGTGAGCCCGAACTTCGAGACGCCGTCCTGCAGCACCTGGAACGCCGGCGTCATCTTCGTGATCGCGTCCAGCGCGGTGCCGCCGTTCGTGATGAAGCCCGAGAACGCGTCCTTGATGTAGAGCCCGAGCCGTTCAAACTCGGCCTGCCCGGCCTCCGCCTGCGCCATCAGCTGCTTCGTGGCGTCATCGACGCCGGTCTGGTTCCCGGCGTCCTTCGCCTTCTGCATGGCGTCGAGCGTGGCCTGGAACGGCGCCGCGAAGTCAGCGGCGCGCGCGTTGATCGCGTCCATCGCGGCGCCGATCGCGTCGACGTTCTTTTTCTGCTGGGCGAGCGCGTCGTTCAGCGTCTTCACGGCCGCGTTGAACTGATCGATGTTGGTCGCGTTGTAGATGGCGTCGAAGCTGACGCCCACCGAATCGGCCTCCGCCTTGAGGGCCTTGAAGCCGCCCACCTGGTCGAGCAGCGCCTGCTTCGCGGCGCGGAGATCGTTCATCGCCTTGTCGGCCTTCGCCTGGCCGCCGAAGATGCCGCCGATCAGGCCGGCGATGCCGCCGGCCGCGGCGCCGACCGCGACGGACAACCCGAGCGTCGGGCCGCCAGCCGGCAGGCCAATCGCGGCGCCGGCCGCCGCGCCGCCCAGGATCCCCCCGAGCAACCCTTTGGACTTACTGCCGCTCGCCTGCCCCACGCTGTAGCCGCCCACCGCCGCCGTGATCGCCGTGCTGATATAGCCGGTCATCTTCTCCGACAGGCTCCACGCGAGCTTCGGGTCGTCGAGATGCTTCTTGAGCACCTTCTGGAACTCGTTGCCGAACGCATCCGCGAAGCTGCCGCCGATCGCCTCGAACATCGACGTCCCACTTTTCATGGCGTCGAACATCTTGCGCGGCAGCTCCCGCGCGAGGTTGACGAAGGCCGCATCCAGCGGATCGACCACCTTGGCTTCGGCCTTGTTGATCGCGTCACTCACCTTCCGCACCTGGGCGACCACGTAGCTGTAGGTGGCCTCCGCGTCCTGTCGGATTTCCTCGTCGGTGCGTTCCTGCGCCTGGGCCTCCCGCGCGAGGCGATAGACGTTCTGCGTGAACTCCCAGTCCGCTTGCTCCTGCGCTTTCTCTCTGTCGGCGGCGTCCTTCTCCCGTATCTCGATCAATTTGGCGGTGTAATTGATCTGGTCCCGAAGGCTTTTCGTGTACGCCGAGATATCGGCCTTGCTCATCTTGTCGACGGTATCGGCGAGCTGGTGCAGGTTCGTGTCGGAGTCCTTCGTCGCCTTCCCGAGATCGACCGTCTTGCCGCGCGCCGCCTCCATCCGGGTCGTCAGTTGATCGAGTTGGAGCTTGGCCGCTTGGATCGTGTCGCTCCACTCGGCGGAGGCCTTCCCCGCGGCGCTCTGGTCCTCTTTGAACCCGGTGACCGCGCCGTGCAGGAACGTCAGCGCGTCGCCGATGTCGGCCGCCTCTTTCTTGTACAGTTTCGCGTTCCACGGGTCCGTGTACTCCTCAATCTGCGCGGCTTTTTGGCTCGCCGTCAGCACCGCGATCGCGAAGTAGGCGATGCTTTGGCCCACGGCATCGAACACGACGCGCAGCTTCGTATAGGCCTGCTGCACGTAGTCGACCATCTGGAGCAGCGCCGACATCGCCTGCACGGTGTAGATGATCGCGTCGGCGACGAGGTAGAACCCCTCTTTGTCCGTCAGGAGATAGGTCGTCAGTTGGCTGACCCACAGGCCGACCGTTTTGAACAGTTCCGTCACGACGGCATTGCGCGTGATGAAATCTCCGATCGCCGCGAGCAGCGTCGTCCAGCTGTTCTTGAGCACCAGGAGCGCGCCGTTGTAGGTGGTGGCGAACCGCGCCGCGTCGCCGTGCGCCGCGGCCGCCAGGCGCAGGACGCCGTTATAGAGCGCCTGGTGCGCCTCCGCGCTTTTCGTTTTGTCGTCGAGGTCCTGAATCTTGAACCCGGCCTCCTTCATGACGTCGGTGATCTTCTCCATGATGCCGACGGTCTGGACCCCGCGCGAGCGGTGCTTCTGGAGACTCTCGGCCGCCATCTCGACGGACTCCGCGAAGCCATACGTGGAACTGCGCGCGAAGGCGGCGGCATCCTTGAACGCGTTCATCATGTCGACCGACTGCTTCAGGTCGAACCCGGTCCCGAGCAGGCGCTTGAGACTGTCGGCCGCCGTGTTGAGAGGCAGGAGCCCATCGGCGGCCAGCTTGTGGGCCGCCTCGGTCGCCGCATCGGCGGATTGGCCCCAGCTACTCGCCGTGTTGCGCAGGCCAATGATCGCCTCGTTGAACTTGGCCGACGCGGTCACCGCCTCGTCGATGAAGCCGATCAGGTCGCGCCCCATCGCGATGACCGCCTTCGCGATCGTCTTCACGAGCTCCGTAAACGCGGTCCCGATCGCGACCGTCATCGCCGTGATCTTGTCGGTCGACTTCTTGGTGTCTTCCTCGAAGTTCTGCACCTGCACCGTCGCCCCGGCGAAGGCGGCGGCCATGTCGCTGGAGAAACCCTGCGCGGCGGCGGCGACGCGAACGGTGATCGTCGTGAGAGCCATCGGTTACTCCGGGATCGGCAGTTCCGGCTCCGGCGGGGCCTCGATGTCGATGCCCTCGCCGTCGCGCTCGTCGGATGTCGCGTTGGCGCAGGCCTGCTCGACCTCGCGGACCATCTCGACGTGGAACCGCGCGGCTTCGGGTTCCGCAGCGGGCCGGAAGAAGGGGTGCGCCGGGTAGGAGATCGTCCCGTATTCGATGAAGAACCAGTACGCATCCCCCGGCGGCCCGACCCCGACGACGCCGAGGGTCGGCCCGCGCATGGCGTAGCCAATGGAGTTCTTCAACTCGCCCGTCCGCACCGGGACCAGCTGCTGCGCGCGCGCGACGATCCGCTGACACGCGGCCTCGACCTGGCGATGGCCGCCGGCCGTCACGTTGTCGCCGATCTGTTTGAATTCCGCCCCGACCTGGGCGAGGCCGGCCACGCTGATCGTGATCTTCATGCCGGCCATGTCAGCTCCTCGCCCACGCGAGCGCGCGGGCGAGCACCCGCGCCTTTTCGAGTTCGAGCGCGCGCGCGTCCTCCAGTGGGCTTGCTGGCGGGGTCGGCAGCGTCACGAACTCCCGCCGCCCGAGCAGCTGCGCGGGCGTCAGCTGGCGTTTGGACCAGGGCCCGAGCACCCAGAGGCCGAGCGTCGCGACTTTCTCCCACGCGCGATCCTCGCGCCGGAAGAACCCGTCGTGCTTGAGGGAAAACTCGCGCGGCGTCAACGCCCAGAACGCCGCCGGCGCGAGGTCGAGTTCGCCGAGGCCGAACGCTTCGGCCCACGTCAGCCAGGTGCGGAACGCCCACGTCAGTTCCCCGGACGTTCCGCCGGCGCGTTTCCCTCGTCGGCCTCCGCAGTGTCGGACGGGGTGAAGATGCCGCACTCCTCGAGGCCATCGTTCAGCGCGGCGGCGAGGGTCTGGAGCTTGCCCCCATTCTTGAGATACGTCTCCAGCCGCTTGGTGACGAGGGCCGGGGTGAGCGTGCGGTCCTCATGCTTGAGGCCCGCCCAGAGCGAGAGCACCAGCGCGTTGACGCCCAGGTTCGAGAGCTGGTTGACGATCGTCCCGAGCGGCTGGCCGTCCATCGCCCGCTCGAGATCCCGAATGGCCGCCAGGTCGAACTTGAGCGAGCGGCTGCGGTCGAACTCAATGTGGATCATCGGTCTGTCCTTTCCAAGTGCGGCCCGGACGCCGCCGGGCCGGAGTTGGTGTTCCGAGTGGCGCTACGCGGGGTGCTTCTTCGGCGCTTTTTCCGCCGCGCGGGTCGCGGGCACGAACGCGCCGCTCGCGTCGAACGTGCCGACTTCGCGCGAGGTCGCGCGGAGCTCGCACGAGCCCGTGACGACGCCGTTCACGGTCGACACCGGCCCGGTCCAGCTCAGGCAGTTGCACAGACCTTGGATCGCCGTCATCCCCAAGTCGTTGCCGAGCGGCCCGTAGAGATAGTTGAGGCCGGTCAGGCCTTCGACGCCGGAGAAGAACGTCTCCGCCGCCGGCGTCCACTTCACCCCGAGCGCGATCGCGCGCGTGTGGAAGCCGGCGATGATGTCCTTGATCGGGTCCTGCACGCCCGGCTGGAACGTCGTGCCGTCGAGCTCCTCGGTTTGGCTCGAGGGCGTCACCGCATCGAGCCAGTTGCTGAGGTCGGTCGGGACCGGCGTCGGCGTCGTGCCGTCATCGAGTGTGAAAAATGCGCGAATCGCTGCGTAGGACATGGCCCTCTCCTGCACTCTCGGGTGAAGGTCGGGCAGCCGCAGACGCGGCGGGCCGATCAGGTGACACGGGGACCGCCCGAGGCGGCGCGGCCGGCGGCCGGGGCTCCTCGAGGGTCGTAATTACCATCGTCAACGCGCCCCGCGCGATCCACACCAGCTGCTCCGCTTCCTCGGGCAGCGCCTCGGGCGGCGTCGCGGCGATCCATTTCTCGACGGTCGTCAGCAACCCGCGCGAGTGGCGCACGAGCTGCGCGACGGCGTGCACGGTCGCGGGCCTCATCCCTTCACCACGTCCGCACGTTTGAACCCGCAGTCGAGGCAGACCAGCATCGGCGCGGCCGGATCCCCGAAGCCCGCCTGCCGCGCGGGCGGATGCGGACACCGCTCCTCGGTCGGCCCCTCGGGCCGCACCGTCGCTTCCACGAGCGCGATCGTCGCGTCGAGTTGGGCCCGGAGCGCGTGCAGCTGGGCGAGGATCACGGTGCTCATGTCGGTTGATGCACCCGCACGCGCCAGATCGTCGGGTAGTGCGTATACTGCGTGCCCGCGAGGAGCTCCTGAAACGCGGCGATCGAGCTGTCGAGCACGCTCGACCCGGCGGTGTAGTCGTCGACGATCAGTCGCACGCCATGCAGCAGCGCGGTCAGCCGGTCCACCGTCATCAGCGAGTACCCGATATCGCGACTCTGCGTGACGAGCTTGATCTGCATCGTCAGCACGGAGCCCCATTTCGCCCCGTCCCCCATCGCGCTGTCATCGACTTCCGTGAAGGGGCCGATCGTCAGGTAGTCGGTGCGCGCATCGGCCGGCACGTAGCCCTCGGTATAGATCGCCGGGCCGGTGCCGAACGCCGGCGGCGTTTTCGCTAACCGCGCGGCCAGCTCCGCATCGGCGAGCAGCAGCGCGCGCACGGCCTTCAGGACGCGCGGCACGCCGGAGATCGCGGGCACGACGGTCACGACACGCGCTCCTTGCACAGCAGCTCGAGATAGCGATTCGCCTGCTTCACGTGACGCACCTCCAGGATGTCGAGCGTCCGCGTCGTCACGGGCGGCACGGATCCATCGGCCGGCGGCGGGTAGGGCACGTCATCGAACTCGATGTATTGCGACACGCCGACGCCCGGCACAAACCAGAAGGTCACGTGGTAGCTCTCGCTGTTCACGATCGCGCCGCCCGACATCGTTTCCTTGACGAGGCGCGAGAGCATGGCGGGTTCGACCGAGGCCAGAATCGAGGCCACCAGGGTTGGCGGGCCCGGCACGAGGCCGCCGAACTCGTCCAGCGAGCCGCCGGGTTCGAGCAGGCGAATCCAATGGTCGAATACGCCGATGCGGTTGAACGACAGCGGGGAGATGCGTTCGACCATCTCACGCCACCCACACCAGCTTGTAGGGCGCGATCGCGTCCTCGTAGCCCTCGGGGATGATGTTCACCGACGCGACGGCGCCCGTGATCGCCACGTCCCGGCCGAGGGTCGCGTAGTGCGCGGTCAGCAGCCCCACCGCGTGGTAGAGCCCGGGGGCCTGGGTCTTGAGATCCGCCACCGTCGGATACCCCGCCGTCACGCGCAGCACCGTGCCGGCCGCATAGACCGGCGGGATGTACCAGCAGCCGCCGTCGTACCACCAGCCGGGCCAGGGCAGCACGGCGGACGGCACGTCCAGGGGCGTCACCGTCGGCGTGACGTCTTCGACGCGCTGCGTCGGCGTGCACAGCATCGGCAACGGGATCGAGTAGACAGTGTCGAGGATATGGATGTCGTGCACCTGCGTGAGGAGCGCGCGGCCCGTATCGTTCTCCACCTTCGCCCGCGCCGCCGTGATGAAGTCGGTCAGCATCTTGTCGCGCGGATCGGGCGGCGTCGTCACCGGCCAATTCATCGCGGCCAGGAGCTTCGCGTCGTCGACGGTGAGCGGTTCCACCGCCGGCGGCGTGACGAGCAGCCGGTAGCACGCCCGGGGCTGCGCCCAGGGCGCCACGATGAGCGGCCCCGGCGTCGGCGTGACCGGCGGCGGCGTTGTCTCCTCATCGGCCGGCCGCAGCACGACGACCACGATCGCCTGGTTGTTGTTCAGCGTGCCGGCCGCCTCATCCCCCACGACCGGGAGCTCGACGTAGGTGCCCCGATCGATCGGCGCCCCGGTGACCGTGAACCACACGTGCAACGTGTGATCGTTCTTGTCCTGCACGAACAGCTGCGATCCCACCGGAATCGTCGTGAGGGCATAGAACGCGTCGAAGCCGTCGCTCGTGAGGTACATGATCCAGACCAGCGTCGCGGGCGCGCCCACGTCGTTCAGGCGCACCTGATTCGACGACGGCGGCGCGGCCGTCTGGTTCGAGAACGTGTACGACATCCAGTTCGGCATCAGCGTTTCGTGCGCCGGTACGTCGCCGGCGTGAACGCGGTTTTACTGAACGGCGGCGGCAGCACCCCGTCCGCGCGCACCACGACGCGCCGATTCGGGCCGAAGATCGGCACGGTGATCGGCGCCTTCGGGTCGTAGTCCGGGGACGTGCACGTGGTATGCGGGGCCTCGTCCACCGGACACGGCCCCGGACTGAACCACAGGTGCCAGCAGTCGATCACGATTACGCCGCCGCGTGCTTGCCGCCGCGCTTGTCCGCGGCCGCCGCGTGGTTGCCCTCGGCCGCCGGCTCCTCGCCGAGCGGAATCGGCGTGCCGGTCATGTTGATGACCGACCCGATCGCGCCGGGCCGATAGACGCAGAGCGCGAGCCGTTCCTCGGCGCGGATCGCGACGAGGTTCTTCACGAAGAAGTCCTGGTGCGAGTTGGACGCCTCGACCCGGAACCCGCCGCGCCGGAAGATCTGGCAGGCGGCGTTGAAGGCGCCGACCCACGCGGTCCCGGCGGCCTGCGCGGGTGTCACCGCGACGGGCATGCCCCACAGCTGCGGCTGGACGGCCTGCACGAAGGGGCCGCCGCCGAGGTACTCGCCGGTCGTCGTCTTCAAGAGGGCGGTCACGGCCCAGTTGCCCGGGTTCATGATGA